GTCGTAGTTGTGGTAGTTTCAGCAACGGTTGTAGTTGTTGTAGTTTCAGCAACGGTTGTAGTTGTTGTAGTTGCAGCAGCTGTCGTAGTTGTTGTAGTTGCAGCAGCTGTGGTAGTTGTTGTAGTAGGAGCAGCGGTTGTAGTTGTTGTAGTTGCAGCAGCGGTTGTAGTTGTTGTAGTAGGAGCAGCGGTTGTAGTTGTCGTAGTTACTTCTCCACCTCCACCACCAGCAGCAACAGCCGCATTTGCAGCTTGATTACTGGCTTGACGAGCTTCCATTATATGTTTATTAATTGCGAATTCTCGCATTTCTTCTTCGTATTTACGACGAATCTCTTTTTGTTCAGGAGTTTCGTCTCCCCAATTAACAAATTTGTCCATTATGTAGTAGTATTTTTAATTAAAGTTATTTATTCTGGCTTTTAATCCAAGTTTCAAAATCAATCTCAGGTTTCCAAGATAATATTGAATCAGCTCTATCAATATTAGCAAGACTAACCTTTGGTTCAAGTCTAAACCCAATTGATTCAGTATTTCCTCCTAGCATAGAGGCAATTTGATTAACACTAAGTGATTTGCCTGAGCCTATATTAATAACTGAGTGCAGAAATTTAGATGATAAAGCTAAGAAGTTGGCTCTGGCAACGTCTTTAACGTGAATAAAATCTCTGGTTTGATTACCGTCATTTACAATTGGTAATTTCTTACCAAGTTTAGAATTTTCTAAAAAGATTGGAATAACTGACCGGTATGAACTTTTTGGATTGGTTCTTTCCCCAAATACATTAAAATATCTTAAACAAGTTGTAACTATTCCGTAATTATGCGAATATAATTTACAATACTGTTCACCGACTTGTTTACTTAAAGCATATGGTGAAATTGGGTCAGACTCAATTTGTTCAGAGGTGGGAGTACTTAAAGTATTTCCATATACTGAACTTGATGAACTAAATACGAATTTTTTAACTCCAGCAAGTCTACATGCTTCAAGCATATTAACTGTACCTGTAATATTAACTTGATTATAAGGTTTAGGATCCTCTAATGATCCCTGTACTGAAGTTAATGCGGCTAAATGGAATACACATTCAGAACCTTTAATGATGGTAGCAATCTTCTTGGGATCATCTGCAATATCATAGACTCTAAGATCAACTCTGCCCTTAGGTAAATTTGAACGTTTTCCACTAGACAGATCGTCTATTACTATTACTGCATAACCTTCCTGTAAGAGAAGATCAACTAGATGAGAGCCGATAAAACCTGCTCCACCAGTTACTGTTACTTTTTGAGTCATCTATATTAAAATTAAAGTTGTCCTTTAGCTCCAACTTCAGAAGAGGTTTCACCAGTTGGAGCAGTTTCACCAGCTGGAGCAGCAGGTGCTCCACCACCAGCCGCAGCAGCTCCACCTCCACCAGCCGCAGCTTCTGCTGCTTGACCAAAGGCAGCTAAGTAATTACGATTCTTGTCAATATCTTCATCACTTAGTTTTAAGTATTCCTTAATTAGGTACTCTGTTGAGAAGTACGGTTTGTTTTCATCGTCAACTACAGCTTTCATTGAATTTAAGGTTGCAAGACGCTTATTCAATAATTCTTGATTCTTGATTTCTTCAAACACATTATCATCATGCCATACCATACCAACGGCATTTGCAAATTTGTGATCGGCTTTAAGATCCTTAACATCCAAACACATTTGTAAATAAAGAGGTTTTGTAATAAGTTCTTTATAGGCAGAACGTAAACGTTTTACAAATTTATTGTATCTGATCTCTTCTCGTGAAATACCTTCAGCATTCATAGTATATGCACCTTGACCTTCGGACCAACGTGAATAAGGTAATTTAGAGTCAAGTTTTAATTTATCATGGAAGTACTTTAATAATTCTGAACCTGATAAATTTGGGCCAGGATATTCAAGAGCTTCAATCTCAATTTTTTCTCCACGATCATTTACTGGAAGAACGTAATTTTTATAGAATAGAATATTAGGTTTTCCATCAACACTTAATTCTCCAGTAGAACCATCAAATGAAATATCTTCCTTTAATGTATTTGTAAATTCTCTAATGTCTTCTTTTGCTTTTTGCATTGACTTGGTTCCAACTGGAACAGTCGTCTTTAAACGAATTGGAGCATTCATTGTATGCCAAATAACTTTAGAATGTTCAATTAAACGAAGTAGATTAAATGATCTAACTAATCGCTCAACAAAACTTACACGCTTTGTGCGGAATTCATTTGAGTATGAAATATAGATTATTTGAGAGTCGGTTAAGGTACGATTCATTTTATTTAATGGATCGCGTTGGGCCCATTGTAGATAAATCAAACCGGCTGCATCCTTTTTAACTTCAGGATAGAGAGTAGATGGATCTAATTCTTTAAATCCAATAATATCTTTTGGGTTAGACAAATTATCATAAATGATCTCAAAAGCCAAATGGCCTTCAATTAACCATTGATAAAAATACTGCCATGCAGAAATACCTCGGTCAAAACTCCAAGCACTATAAATCTTTTCAAAATTTTCACGATACTTATCAATTACCTTTTCTTGGTAATTAAGACGCTCTTCTTTATTTTTACCACGATAATTAATTTCACCAATTAGGTCATTTGGATAACAGAATCGATTATCTTCATCATATACAATTGCATCATCAGTAATTGTCTCAATAATAAACTCGATTTCACCGTTTGATGCAAGATCACGAAGGCGTTCTCTTTTTTGAACATAATCTAATTGAAAAAATGCAATTGATTTGTTTTTTAAGGACGAAGTTGTATCAGATAAGGCAAGAGTTGCTCTCATTAGATCATCGCCCATTGCATTATTAAAGCCAGTCATCTGACCTTCAATATAACCAATTGCTTGAGAGTTTTTTACCAAAAGGTCATCGTACTTCATACCAAAACGGCTTAGAGCGGTTAAACCTGATCTAAGGCCTCTTAATGGGTTACTATCTAAAAATCCTGCCATTTATTTGTTTTATTTTATTTCAAAGAGTGAAAAACTTGATCTTGCTGATATCATTTCATCAGTTGAATAGTTTGCTAAGTGTAATTTAGGAACATCATTCCAATCTATTAATGATAAGTTTCGCATCTTTTCTCTATTGTATTTATTCACCAGAAGATTGAATTTAATATCAGGTAAACCCGATACAGCTTTTATAAAGTCTAAGTTAACTCGATAAAAGGCAGAAAGTTCACTCATTCTGAGCCGTTTATCAATATCAATCAAGGTTCCATCTGAATAGCATTTATCAAGCAAATTTGCAACCTGCTTAAGATACATTCTGATAAACTTTTTACGTAAAGGCTGTGACATTAGCTTGACATTTAAACCAAAGCCGTCAGTACTTAGTGCCAAAAAGATTGGACGATTATCGTAAAATGGCTTTTTAACTTTTGGGTACCTTTCAATTAGCGAATTTTCTCTGGTTGATGGGTTCTTCATCATTTCATATTCATCCCAAGTTGGAACCTGATCAGGGCTAATTGGGTCAAGTTCTAAATGGGTATAAAAATGCCCAGGCATTAAAAAGGTTTTTGATGAATTTGACCCAAATATATGATTTGGATTTGGACTAAACTCTGGGTCTGTTCCATTCTGATAAAAATCCTTTAATTTCTCTAATTGATTCATTTATATCTTTTATATTGATTTGAACAGAAAGTTTTCGGTTATTATGCCAAATTTTAAACCTCGTACTAATGCAAACTCTTTAGCTGCTTCAAATTTAGCCTGGTTCACAATATATTGCTTTGCAGCATATACATAATTAGCAGTTTGCTTGTCAGTCATTCGAGCTGGAGCAGTTGGTGGTTTTGTATACTTATCAGGTTTTACTTCAATTAGCCAAGACTGTTCATTACCATCATTATCCTTAGTTGTAATATAAAAGTCAATATAATAAGTATGCCCACGTTTGTCTAATGGAGAATAGTAAGGAATTCCAACTGGTTCACTTGAATATTTAATAACAGTTGGGCTGTGATCGCACCATTTAAGAAATTTGAATTCCCAGCTTGACCTGAATATAATTTGAGAAGGATCTCCTAAATATTTCTCTGGGTGTGCGGGTTTAAAATAACCTTGACGAATTACTCCAGCTCTAGGTTTTAAAAATGTCTTTATACTCTTTGGTTCTTTAGGTTTCATACAGTTATTTATAGGTATGCCATGTCAAACACGGAATCGCTAAAATAGCTGTTGAGCCAAATGTTAAATTCTTTAAGTGAATATTGAGAATCCCTATCATGTATATAGCAAAATAGATCATTAATGTCTTTGACTTTATTTAATGAAACTTGGTCATCAATTGAACTAAATTTTCTTTTTAGGTCGCCAATTGCTTTATTCCATAAAAATACTGAATAACCTTGTTTAATAAAGTTCATCATTTGGGTTTTACCAGCCTTGTCTCGGTCAAATAAGACTTGGGTTGCACCTTTTGCTCCAAGATTAGAAAAAATACTGCGGGCTTTTGATGCTCCAGAAGTTGCAATTGCATTATCTACAAATAGAGAGTCAAATTGGCCCTCAGTCATTCGGATAGGTTTACTAAAATCAATATTTAAGATATTAAAATAGTTATTTAGAAAATTTGCATCCTCTACTAATTCTTTGGTTAAACCTTTTTGGGAAAATATTTGAGAAAGGTCAGTATATGATTTAATAATATATTTACGCTCAGTATTTGGATCAAGATTACGAATTGAAAAGCCTAATAACTTACCTGAGCGTCTATCAAAATTAAAAATATAAACCTTATTATCGGAGGAGTCAGTATAGAGGCAATCTCCAAAATCTTCAATTAAGTTAAGGCCTCTACCTTTTATGTATTGATATGCAGTAGAAGCTTCGTCAACTAGGTCAAGTCTTTTTAAAGAAAATCGGTTAATTACATCAGTTATTTTAACTAATTGTGAAGTATCAGAAGTTAGAAATCGAATTAATTGATTTTCAGTTCGCTTTGCCTGAACTGGTTTGTATTCATCCTCTAAAATAAAGCTTGGCAACATTATTCCATGCTGCTTGCTCATTCGTGCTACAAATTCTCCAACTGTCATGTATGCCATGCAGCCATCATTAAAACATTTGTAGGCTCCAGTATCTAAATAGAGGTTACCGCGCTTCTTAGCAACCTTTTTATCAGAGTCACCGCAAATTGGACACGCAAAATTTAATTTACGGCCAGTATCACCATCAATTTTTTGTTTTTCTGGAACATCATGAAATCTTTTACGTAAAAGTGTTTCAATGAATGCGGTTATTTCTTCAATCTTCATGTACTACGAATTTTGCCGCTTTTGGATTTACAGGTTTTGTGGCATTTTTGTAAGCTTTCTCCAAGTCATATCCCATTTTGTAATAGTCTTTGCCTTGTTTTATTGCCTTTTCGTACTTATCAGTTTGTAACCATGAACCTCCATTCGGCGAGTTAATTATCTCAGACCAGCCATTTGCTCTTAAGTATTCTTGCATTGTTTCAATTGGAATTGCAAATGGATCACTTACTTCAAGACCTTTTTTCTTTGCAACTCGGTCTCGATATTTAGCAAGCTCATGTTTTGGAACAATTACCGTATTTAAACCATATTTAGAAATAGCTGAAATATAGGTTGTAAATAATTCTGGCGGTACTTGTAAATCTGGGTTACCAATAAATGCTTGACAACTTTCTGGAATTTCACAATATTCTAAAGTTTCAGTATTTACTGAATACAGTGGGAACGTTTCTTCTGGAGTAAAATCTTTGCTGCGACTTCTGGATTTAACTACTTCAATTTTTCGGGTTAATTTTGGAGTTAACTCAGTAAATCCAATTGCAACCAATAATTTATTGATTGGCTCAATAATTAATCTAAAGAATTGCTGATCGCGATCCATAGGTACAGCAATTTCTTCAGGATAAGAACCTGGAGCATAGGCAAAAATATCAAAATCATATGCATTTTTAGCTGCATAATAAAATTTAATTTTTGAACCACTACGAATTAAAGGATACTTTTGATTGTTGGTTGATTTAATTAAGTGATTATGATAGGCAACTGCCCTACCGTAAATTGGCATTCCAGTTTCTAATACTAGTGGAACTAAACTTTTTAAATAGTCTTCATAAACTCTAACTGAAAAGTTAAATGCAATTTCTTCAACCGGTAAAGCATCACATTCAGTTTTTAATGCTGCAAGTTTTGGAATAAGATCGCCTTCTAAATCAATATTATAACCAATATCAAGTAGATAGGAATAAAGTGTTT